TGTAACAATCTTTACTTCTACAGGCATGCCATCTGGATTCCCACTGATCTCATGCTGTGTAGATTCTTTCCACTTGGCACGAGACTTCAACCAGAAGATCATAGCAGTTGTGTTACCTTCTTTAGCTTGCTTGAATAAAGTCTCTGCTACAGAAGCATTAGCCTCAATACGACCTTTGTCAAGCTCTTCTTTATAGTACTTGACAAGTGTGTCATGTGAGATGGATAGTACTGATGCGATATCTTCATGGCGTGTGCCTACTGTAGATAACATGTAAACTCTATTTCGGGTGTCCGCATTTGGAAGGTGCGGTGGTCTTCCTACTTTTCCGCCCTCTTCATTGTCTTTAGGTAAAGATTCAACAGGGATTAACTCCTTGCTATCCTCTACCATATCTGTGACCATATTGTCAACAGGGTTATTGATTATTTCTTCCATGTTATTACTTATTCCTTTTATATATACAGAACTTGTATAAGTTTACAATTCATTAACAATTTTTTACAATCTTTTACAAAAATAATACTTGACAATCTAAAATACATATCTAAAATAGAACTTGTCAATCTTGACAAATAACTTAAGGAGACTTAAATATGAAAGTATCTAATATCGTAAACAATAGGGGCAATATCGTTGCAAACCAATTCATTATTCATAATGACAAGGCAACTTACTTCCAATCCTATAAATCTATTATAGTTAAGATTGAAGACGGGAAGACTATCCTTGACCCTGTATATTGGAATTATTCAAGGACTACTTCTAGACATCGTTCTACATTCCTTAATGAATCTACTAAAGAGACTGAACGTAAGATTAAAGAAGGTTTATATATCTTACAGAATCTTAACTAGTATATAGGGGAATTATATATATTCCCTTTTATAACTACGCTTTATTATAACTTGACAATATTAAGGAGTTATTACCATGCTATTAGATAAGGCTATCATTAAGCTAGATATACATAAACAACCTTATACAAGGTTAGAACTTAAGAAAGCACAAGGGACAAAATATCTACTTGACAATGGATATATTCAATGTCCTAATAAGAGTTATTATAGAAAGGATAATGTTTACTTTTCTTATAATAGGTTTTTAAAATGCTTTACCTCTGATACTTACCATAAGGAGACTATATAACATGACTACAATAGAATCATTACATAAAGAAATTGACAACATAGAATATATGTTAACAATCTGTAATAGTTTAGCTTATAGAGACTATAAAGAACTATTAAACGATAAATACAACGAACTTTTAGAACTAACCCTTTTAGAATCTTTTAAACAAGTAAACAAGGAGACATTACAATGAATAACTTGACAAAGAACTTCATTATATTACTATTAGGCTTTATCAACTTTTATATGTTTTTATTATTAATCTTATCTTACTAGGAGGCTGCAAAATGTTTAGAGCTAAACAAATATATCAAAATGTTATCAATGAAATGCAAATGGCAGATGAAATAGAGGGTGTAGAAGACCCTCTAGAGTATCAAGCCTTAATGAGAAGCATAATTTTAGAGGCATCAAAAAGATTAAAAAACTCACAATCTAATATGGAGGCACAAAATGTTATCTAATATCACTTTTAAGGCTTATCAGTCTTTACCAAATAACACCGCAAAGAATGAAGACAATCTTTTAACAGAGTTTACTTTACAATTTGCCGATACTAATAAAATTGACAAAATAACTCAAGCTATCGAATCCGCTTATGAATACGATTGCATTTCATGGTCTATAAGTATTGACCATGATTATATTTAAGGAGAATACATTATGAATAACTATACTATAACCATAGATGAGAAAATATCAGTATGGCAAAAAATTACAATGATCGTAGAAGCTGAAGACGAATCAACTTTATATAAAGAAATAGAACGCCAAGCTTTAAACATCATTGAAATATTAGATGTTGAAACGCTTCACGATACAGAAAATTTTCTAGAATATGATTCAGAATCTCTAGAAATTAAAAAAATTGATACTTTGGAGACTACTCAATGACTCAAATAACACTCAATGACTTTGAAGAAAAGACACTATACGATATATTACATCATGATATATCAGAGTTAAAAGAGTTTCATAAGACCATAGATGAATCAGATCATATTTTTAAACAAAATAATCTTGACATCATCAACGCTTTAATTAAAATTAAAAATCAACTATAAGGAGAATACACCATGCAAGTAGATTTAGACTATATAACAGAAAAGTTAAGAGTTATTGACATCACTCTAGAAGATGTTGTCTATAAAGGTGATACACCTAGCGGTTATCTTACCTTAAACGCTTATTTAGATGACATGAAATGTCAATTAGGTGAAATCACAGATGAAATCAACCTTTTAAAGAATAGGAGTTAGCATGAATACTTGTGAACTAGCAAATAACCATGCAATAGACTTCTTTATATCTGATTTAGGCGATAATACATATAGTCAATTTTATGACTCACTGTGCGAGGGCGTTATTCCTGAAGACGTGTCTATATGGTCTCCATTTGAAAATTGTGAAGCCGATGAATTATTATCTCACATTGAAAACTTAACGCTATCTTTTACAGATTTTAACAAGGAGGCTTGTAAATGTATGTCTTAAACACACAGGAACGCACTATAAAGCGATTTTGCAGCAAAGACCTAGCATTATGGGTCAATGATATGAATAAGTATAATAGAAGTCTTAAGTGTTATCTATTTATGCCAACTATGAAAGATGCTAAAATGTTTATTCAAAGTCAACTGAAAGCTAACAATGGATAGAGACCTAGAAAAGATACTTATAGACTTTTTAATAGGGTTTGTTTTAGTCTCTATATTCTCAATCTTATTCAAAGTAATTGAATTTACCCTGAAATGTATTTTAAAACGATTTTAAGGCTCTTTTTAGAGCCTTTTGTATTTTTAGGCTACCTGACTATATCTTTTTAGAGATAATGCGTCTAAATGCGATTGCATGCGTTTTACAGGTATGTTTTTACTTCTTTTTCTTCTTTGACATTCCTGCTTCTGATAAAGCGATTGCAATTCCTTGCTTTGTTGACTTGACAATATTACCGCTTTTACCTGAATGAAGTTTGCCTCTTTTAAACTCACCCATTACTTTGCCTACTTTAGCAAGTTTAGCTTTCTTTGTGGTTGGTTTTTTCATGTTTATCCAATAAAAAATCCCTCACGAAGAGGGACTTGAAGGAGACTACGGAGAGGTTGAGACAGAAACGATAGACGCACCTATCCCAACGCCTGAATTATATCATAATCGATAGTGCTCTGTCAAGCGACAATACGCCTTGAAGCGATAGTGAGCATGTTATCAAACGCAAGCCCTAATTGATACTCATAGTCATCGTATTTAGTGGTCTTGAGGTATCTAGAATAAACAGCTTCTTTTTGATCTTGAGGTAAGCTATGAATGATCGCATCTATTGTCCTGACATTTTCCATATCCATGTCTGACACCATGTCTTCAAAAGCATCAGAGGTTGACTCGCCTCCTGACACCATGCCTAAAGACTTGCTAGGATATCCAAGCTTTGTGCTTGGTGCTTGCATCCATAAAGCCCAATCATCTAAAATCTGCTTAAGTCTGTCTATGTGCATTAGCTTCCTCTTCTGTATGTTGATATATGCTTAATATCCTACCGCTAAAGTCTGGCATAGGATGAAATATCTCTTGCAACATTGGGACTTTAGTTTTCCAATAGAGATGAAACTTATTAGACTCATCAGCACTGATGACACCCTGTGAGTGAAGGTTATAAACAACACCCTGAACCTTTCTAGCATTTGCTTTTAATTGATTAGCAATTTCTGGAATAGTCAAAGGATTATCATCTATGAGATTAATAATAAGATTTCTTAATGTTTCTATGTCCACTGCTTTTCCGTTTACTTCGTATTGTCTTTGATGAGGTTTCATGATACGTCCATTACCTTACATTCCCACTTTCTTCCATTCTTAATCCATCCGTGTATATGTATTTTCATTCCTGATTTACGAACCGTTCCTACATGCTCACTGTCTGCAATCTTATTAGCTCTTGCTGACATGTTGCTAGCAGAGGTAGTCTGAACTGCTAGTATCTCACCATCTTTAATCGCACGCAAGTCTATAAAGCCAAACATGTCTTGCCTTATCTTTGCGAAGGCA